TTGCTAACACAGAAGTGCGCGAAGATCAGTTTGCATTTAACTTGATTGCAACTCCTGGTTATCCAGAAGTGATTGACGAAATGGTTGCATTAAACAACGATCGTGCTCAAACTGCGTTCGTTGTTGGTGACACACCAATGCGTTTGGCAACCAATGCAATTGACATTGCCAACTGGAGCAACAACACCAATGGTGACGGTTTAGCAACAGCAAGTCCGTACTTGGGTGTTTACTACCCATCAGGGCAGACTTCGGACTTACAAGGTAACACCATTGTGGTGCCTGCAAGTCACATGGCATTGCGTACAATTATCTTTAATGATAATGTTGCTTATCAGTGGTTTGCACCAGCTGGCACACGTCGTGGTCTAGTTGACAATGCAAGCAGCATTGGTTATATTGATGCCAACACAGGAGAATTTGTGTTTGATGGTATTCGTGTAGGCTTGAGAGATACCTTGTATGAAAACAAAATCAATCCTATTACCAACTTGCCGGGTATTGGCTTGCTGGTATTTGGTCAGAAAACACGCAACCCAACTGCAAGCAGCTTGGATCGTATCAATGTTGCACGTTTGGTCAACTACTTGAGAACTATCCTAGCGCGAGTGGGCGATGGATTCTTGTTTGAACCAAACGACAAGATCACACGTGATCAGATCGCTAATATCATTAGCGGTGCAATCAATGATTTGGTAGCCAAGCGTGGTGTTTACGACTACGTGGTTGTTTGTGATGAAACCAACAACACACCAACACGTATTGCAAGAAATGAATTGTATGTAGACATTGCCATTGAGCCAATGAAGGCAGTGGAATTCATTTACATTCCAATTCGTTTGAAGAACCCAGGTGACATTGCAGCAGGAGTATAATATGGGTATATATTGGGGTCTGGGTGACCCCAATAGATTCCAACCAAAATTTGGTAAATACCTATAACAGGAGATAAAAATGGCAATTGCCTCATTGAATAGATTTACAGTACCATTAGCAACTAACCAGAGTGCCAGCACACAAGGTTTGTTGATGCCCAAACTAAAATATCGCTTCCGTGCGGTGTTTGAAAATTTTGGTGTCAGTACTGATAGAGTAGAATTAACAAAACAAGTCGAAAGCATCAGTCGTCCCAACTTGAACATGAACGCTTTTCCAATTCATGTTTATAACTCTATCGTGAATTTAGTTGGTAAGCCCACATGGGAAGCTGTCAGTGTTACCTTGCGTGACGATGCTGGTGGCAATGTTAGTAAATTGATTGGCGAACAGGTCCAGAAACAATTTGACTTTGCAGAACAAAGTAGTGCAGCATCAGGAATTGATTACAAGTTTGTTCTCAAGTTTGAAATGCTAGACGGTGGTAACGGTGCTAACACTCCTAACATTTTAGAAACATGGGAATTGTATGGCGCTTTATTGTCACAAGTTAACTACGGTGATATGGCATATTCTGAAAATAACCCAGCAACTATTGCATTAACAATTATGTATGATAATGCAATTCAAAGCCCAACTGGTACAGGTATTGGTACAGCAGTAGGAAGAACACTAGGTACCACAATCACTGGCGTATCTTAAACTATTATAGTTTTAACAAGCCCGGGTCAAACCGGGCTTTTTTTTGAGCTAAATAATAGAAAAGAGATATTATGCCAAGTATTTTTGATGGTTTCCTAAAACAACTAGCTCGCGGTGACAATGTAAAAGATTACAGACACGCAGCCAGATTATTTGTTGACAACAACTTTGAAAGATCACCCAAGTATACATGGTTGTTTCATGTTTACTTTGATTTAAATCCCGAACTGACCACAGTCAATCAACGACAACAGTTGGAAGCAGGCATGCTGGTCAAGAGTACCGACTTACCAAAATTTAGAATAGACACAAAAACTTTAAACAATTACAATCGACCATCCATAGCACAAAGCAAAGTTCGTTACGAAGACATCAACATTGTGTTTCATGATGACTCGGCAAACATAATTAGAAAATTGTGGTTTGACTACTACAACTATTATTATAGAGACATGGACAACAACTACGGCGATGCCACAGGCAGTCTCAATCCAATTTATTTGCGAAGCAACAAGCATGTGACTGGTCAACGCAACTTGTATAACAAATTTGGATACACACCAAGAAAACACAGTGTGATTTCCACGCAGTACATCAATGCTATCCGAATTTACAGTCTACATCAGAAACGATTTAGCGAATACACTTTGATAAATCCCATCATCACGTCATACCGCCATGGTACACATCAGAATGGTCAAGATGGTACCATGGAAAACGCAATGTCTATTTCGTATGAGACAGTGTTGTACGCTGGTGGTACCACACGAGTGGCCAGAGGATTTGCTCAGTTTCACTATGATAGATCACCCAGTCCATTGACTCCGGCTGGTGGTGGCACAAACAGTATCTTGGGTCCCGGTGGCATAGTGAATGTGCTAGATGAAGTTATCACTGACGGTAGTGGTGGTAGTTGGGGAAGTGCAGCTTTCAAGTTGATTAGAGGATACAACAAGAATAAAAATGTTGATTTGACCAACTTGGCAAAGGGAGAATTGACTCAGGCATTTACCAATATATTACGTGGCGGTAGTTTTGAGAGTGCGCTTAATCAAACCTATATTCCATATCGAGGAGCCTTTACTGGTCCAAGTTTTCAAAGTGCGCTCAACCCACGAACTTTGGCAGCGTCAGGTAGTGTATCCAGTAACGGCTTTAACATAACCGCAGGTGGAGCAGCCATTACAGGAGGCTTTGCTAGTGCATTATCGGGTAATCCTGTGTCGGCAGTGGGCGCAGATTTATCTGGTGTAATTACTAATGCACAAGGTGCTATATCAGGTGCAGATTTGAATAAAGTGGTTAATTTGGGCAAAGGTGCATCAAATCAATTGATAGCAAGCTCATCAAATTTGATTCCGCCGTCTAATGCTTTTGCAGAACAAATACAACAAGCACAACAAGGATTACGACAAGTGGCAGACAGCAGTGCATTTAAAACCTTACAAGAAAGCGTGGGCAAAGATGCTGCATTTTTACAACAAAATCTTGCCAGCGCAGCCACAACTTTCCAGACTGGTACTAATACGATTGTGCAACAGGCTTCAAGTGCATTGGCCAATACGCCTTACAAAGACATTCAATTCCCGAGTGGTAGCCAAGTAGCGTCCACATTGAGTTTAAATAATTTTAATGCACCATCCGCAGCAACTTATTTCCCTACATCGACCAATCCGGCACCATGACACTAGAATCTAATAGCAAAATATTTACAGACACTGTGTATGGCACTGGCACTGATGCGACCGCCGCAGATTTAACAGAAAAAGAAAGAACCACACAGGAAACATACTTGTCATCCAGCAACTATTCAAACATGAGTACTCGAGTGCCGCGGGTGCCAAGCAATCAACGTGTAGCAAAAGGATCATAAATGGTACAGACACAATATCCTGAAATACCTAATCCAACCAACTTAAAGGCCATTGATACTAATGCTATCAATCCGCCGGAGGTTGACCAATTCTTCAATAACTTTTTTGAATTTCCAATTAGTGTCAGCAGCAATGTAGATGCTGCTATTGTTGCACACTTTGAACTGATTGCTGACAACAAAGAATCGGCTCGAGCATTAGCAAGTGCTGTAATTTACACAGCAATCAAACAAGGCATCGATCCCATGAGCGCATTGGATGAATTTAGAAAAGTTCCTCTAGGCGATCTAAACACCTACACCGCCTTGTTTTTGAACTTTGAAAGAATTGGTACAAGTTTTTTAGGCATCAAAAATAGACCACAAACCAGCAAATATGTGACTCGTGCCATACTAGCCTAATGAAATATGCTAATGGTTTTTATCAAGTTCTCAATCCCGACAAATACGTAGGAAAAAAAGTTCCGCATTATAGAAGCAGTTGGGAACACAGCTTTATGAGATTCTGTGACAACAATCCCGCTGTGATACACTGGGCCAGCGAAGCAGTACATGTACCCTATGTTAATCCGTTCACACAACGTAACACAATTTATGTGCCAGACTTTCTGATCATCTATCAAAACAAGTCGGGCGAGCGTATTGGCGAACTGATAGAAATCAAACCTGGCAAACAAACCACACTAGAAGCTGCCGGCAACAGTGTAAGGGATCAAGCGGCGGCTGTGCTCAACATGCACAAATGGGCTGCTGCCAACGCCTGGGCCAAACAACAGGGACTGCGATTTAGAGTTGTAACCGAATCAGATCTCTTCCACCAAGGCAAAAAGGCTCGGTAAATACCTGCATGACCAAAAAATTATCAGAACTATTTGACTTGCCCGACTTGCCATCAACAGATTCTGCTGAGAACAGCGAAGTGTTGCAGACCATTGCAGAAAATCGCGAAGCCATTGCCAGAGTTGATGAAGCCATTGATAAAATAGATATTGCTCTGCCCACTGTTCGCGACTTAGAGGCTAGTGATCAAGAAATGGACGAACTTGCGGACCTAGCAAAAAGCAAGTTTGAGGATTTGATGGACTTGGGAATGAACATGGATCCCAGATTCGGCGGGGTTGTATTCCAAACAGCAGGCACATTGTTAGGACATGCTATCACTGCCAAAACAGCCAAAATGGACAAGAAGCTGCGCATGGTACAACTACAGCTACAGAAGGCCAGACTGGATCATCAGATCAGTAAAGAAAATCCAGAAGACAAGCCCGTGGACGGTCAAGGCATAGTGCTGGATAGAAACGCACTGCTAGAACAGATTCTTCAAAAGAACAAAAACACATAAATACTCTATAAACAGGACGAAAACGATGAAAAGTCTTCACGATTATATAGCCGAACGTAATTCAAACTACGCATTCAGGATCAAAGTTGCCAAACAAAATCCTAAAGATATCATGGAAGAAATCAAGCATGCTCTTGATGCCTATGAACTGGTAGATATTACCGCACCAAAAAGCTTGCCAGTGCAAGAGCACAGAGAGTTTCCCAAATGGGGACCATGCGAGTGTTGGCAGTTCGAGGCCACAGTGGCCTACCCAACTACACAAGTGCAAATTGCACAACTGCTAAAAGAGCGTACAGGCATGCAAGCCGAGTGGGTATGTGTATATGGTAAACAACAGGCCGACGACAATGATGCATTTGAAGCCTACGGAAAAGATCACGAAGGTTCATTGCTGTTAGATGGCCAACTCAAGGATGTGCCAGGCGGCCAAGATCTAGTAGGCGATCGTCGTAAAGACAGTTTGCTAAGAGAACTAGAAGAATCTATGCCTCGTAAAGAAGCATACGATAATCCGCTGTCAGATGTAAAGCAAAGTCCAAGCAAGACTCCTAATGCACAAACAACCAATCAATTGCCACAAGGCACCCGGAGCCCAGTAGGAAGCCAACAAAACAAATTACCACCCGTTAAAGGAAAGAACAAATGAGCAACAACATTTACGATATCTTAAAAAAGATTGAAAATTTAGAATCACCCAAGCAGGCTCTTACTGAAAGTAAGGCAATGAATACTGTTAAGGAATTGCACAATGAAAGCAAGAAGGAAAAACAGACTCGTAAAGGCACGATTGCTGAAGCAATTGCGCAAGTCGAACAACAATTAAATGAAAAGTATGCTGGTTATAAAAAATTTAACGAAGGCTTAGAACTAACGGGACAAATCAAAGATACTGACAAAGGTAAAGAATATAATCCTGCACCAGGTTATCGTGTAAGTCATACCACAGATACAAAAGGCGGAGATAAAACCGAATTTGTAAAAGCAAAGTCTGCAACACAGGCCGCAATGCCAAAAGATGCAAAAGACAAACCTATTGACGAAAGTGGACTACAATATCATACAGGTGTGAAGAAGCACGGTAAGAAATATATGGATATGGCTGCGAAACTTGGACGCGAAGGTGCCAGTCAAGAAGAATTAGGTCGTTTAAAAGATAAGCACAGTAAAGCATACAAAAACAAAAAGAAAAGTATGGAAGAAGGTAATCAATTGCCCGCTCCACCGGATGAAGTGCATTTGCCCAAGAAAGGCAGTAAGCATGGGCCAGTTGATGTGTATAAAAAGCCAAAGAACGAAGACATGTTATCAGCCAAAGACAAAAGCTTTGCGGCACTAGCAGAACCCCGAGACAAAATTACCTACGCTGACAAAATTGCCGGTGCTAAAAAAGGCAAAAAAACTGAAGGTAATAAGTTCTCGGGCAATCTAATGAAAGCACGAGCACAAGGATTAGACAAGGCTGACCTAGACGGCGACGGCGACATGGAAAAAGTCAGTAAAGGTGCCAGCACCATGCGCGAAGGTTGGGAAGAGATGCAAAAGTATCTTGACAAGAAACGCGGTCCTGAAAGCAAAGGTGGTGCGGGTAAAAAAGCCGGCACACGCTATGGTGGTTCAGCACAACAAGACGATGACGAGGAAACTGACGGCGAAGGCAAGCCAGTGGAAAAGAAAAAAGGTCGTCCAAAAGGCACAGGCACCGGCGCCAAGCATAGCTTCAAGAAACCCAAAGACTAAACAATGAAAAAGAGCAAGGTCGACGAGATAGTCAATCCCGTATCAGCTTTACAAAGGTTGAGTAATACCTATCGGACTCTCAAATACGGCACAACCTTGCCTAAAGAAATAGAAGCTGTAAAACAAGCTAGACTAGATACAGCTATAAAAAAAGCTCAACTTGATGCTGCAAAAAAAGCCGCCAAAGCAGGAGCTGATGATGCCGCTAAAGCAGCAGATGACGTTGTTAAACCAAAAGGTATAATTGGTAAGACTGTAGATTATGGTAAAAAGGCTGCCATGCTTGGCACTGCTGGAACTGTAGGCTATGAATATCTCAAAGACCCAAAAGCTGGTATAGGCT